CTTGAAGATAAGTTAAAATTAATTGAGTTAGCTGTCACTTTAGCATATGACACTAAGACCAACTTCGAAGATGTGTTTGCACAAACAAGAATGTGGGACTCATTAATTAATTGTTATTTGATGGAACGAAAAATTATCGTTCCGCCAAAAGAACGCAAACAAAAAGATTCAGCATTTGAAGGTGCATATGTCAAAGAACCACAAGTAGGCAAACACGATTGGGTTGCTTCATTTGACCTTAATTCTCTGTATCCGCATTTGTTGATTCAATATAATATTTCACCAGAAACAATTATTGAACCACAAAATTACACCAATGAAATGCGCCGCATTATTTCTGATGGTGTAAATGTTGAAAAGATGCTTCAACAAAAAGTTGATACATCTAAGATAAAAGGTGTTACTTTAACACCAAATGGACAATTTTTTCGTACCGATATACAAGGCTTCTTACCTAAAATGATGGAAGAAATGTATGAAGATAGAAAAAAATTTAAAGAATTAATGATATCTGCACAGCGAGATTATCAAAACGAAACCGACAAAAATAAAAAACATGAACTAGAAAAATTAATTGCACGATATAACAATCTACAACTTGCAAAAAAAATTTCGCTAAATTCTGCTTACGGTGCTCTTGGTTCACAATACTTTCGTTTTTATGATTTAAGACAGGCATTAGCAGTTACACAAGCCGGTCAATTAAGCATTCGTTGGATTGAAAACAAACTAAATGAATATATAAACAAAATTTTAAAAACAGAGGAAAAAGATTATGTTATTGCAAGCGATACGGATTCGATTTATCTTCGTCTTGGAGAGTTGGTCGATTCGGTGTTTGATAAAGAGAATCGAAATAATCAGAAAATCATCGCCTTCATGGATAAAATCTGTGAATCTAAGATTCAACCATTTATTGATTTGGCATATTCAGATTTGGCTGAATATGTTAAGGCTTATCGACAAAAAATGAACATGAAGCGTGAGGCATTGGCGGATAAAGGTTTGTGGACCGCCAAAAAGCGTTACGCATTAAATGTTTACAATAATGAAGGTGTTGCATACAAAGAACCAAAACTCAAAGTGATGGGTCTTGAAATGATTAAATCATCTACGCCATCTGTTGTTCGTAAAAAAATGAAAGAGGTATTAGAGCTGATGATGCATGGCACTGAAAAAGATGTTCATAAGTTTATCGATGAATTTAAAACAGAGTTTATGGAACTACCACCAGAAGAAATTTCATCGCCTCGAGGTTGTAATGGCATTAACCAGTATTCTGATTCTGCTTTATTGTATAAAAAAGGTACACCAATTCATGTAAAAGGTGCCATTTTGTATAATTTTTATTTGAATAAGCATGGATTAGAAAAACAATACCCAATGATAAAAGAGGGTGAAAAGTTGAAGTTTGCTTATCTTAAAATGCCAAATCCAATTAAAGACACTGTTATTAGTTTTCCACAGCAATTGCCTAAAGAGTTTGGCATTCACGAATTTATTGATTATGATATGCAGTTTGAAAAGGCTTTTGTTGAGCCAATTCGTGTTGTGCTAGATTGTATTGGTTGGAAAACAGAAAAAATGAATTCATTGGAGAATTTTTTTGAATAATATTCGTGTCATTGATCGAGACCTTGATGTGTCCAAAATACTTAATCAGCTGAAGCAATATCCTGATGATTGGGGCATTCAAAAGAGAATGGACAAAACAAGAATTCTTGATCCACTAAAATACATTGTAAGTGCTGATGTGTTACAATTGGTTATGGGTGCTATCAATAAACCAGGTGATGATGTAAGAGATTCGGAAATATGTATTGCCACGCCAGCTTTCTATCGTCATACAGAAATAGTAAAATGGTGTCAAAGCCGTTTCGATGCTTTTGCTCGTTGTGCTTTTCTATCTTTACCTGTAGGTCAGATAGTTGGAAAACACATAGATATTGGAACATATTATTTAAGAAAAGATCGTTATCATTTGGCCATACAAGGAAAATACAAATATATGGTTGGTAATGAAGAAGTTATTGTGGAACCAGGCACCTTTCTATGGTTTAATAATAAAGAAATGCACGGTACAGAAAATATTGGGAACGAAGTAAGAATTACATTTGTTGTTGATGTTCCTTATCACTCAAACAACCCATGAATCAGGTTTTATTTCCTTTTTTAACAGCCCTTGCTCTGTCAGCAATTGCAGCCTTTTATTCAGTTATTGGCCTTGCACAAATATTTCCAGGTTCCTATTGGCCAATTATTATCATGGGTTCTGTATTAGAAATTGCAAAACTAGTAACAGTATCTTGGTTATATAATAACTGGAACAAAACGGCTAGAGTAATACGTTACTATTTTTTAATTGCCATTGTATTGTTGATGTTAATTACTTCAATGGGTATTTTTGGTTACTTGTCAAAGGCACACCTTGAATCAAATATAATTCTTGGTGTAAATAGTGTTCAATTAAAAACATTAGAAACACAAGAAAAAATTGCTAAAGATAAACTTACTTATCTTTTACAGAGAGCGGGCGATCCAGCAACAGCAAACAACCGTATCGATAGGCAGATACAAGAAACACAAACAGAGTTAAAACGAATTGCTAATGAAAAATTGCCTTTAATGACAGAAGAAAATAAATTAACGGCAGAAATTGGTCCTATTAAATACATTGCTGAATTATTCTATTCAAAAGATGATCCAAGTTTTGTAGATAAAGCAGTAAGAGCAGTAATTATTGTTATCATTATAATTTTTGATCCATTAGCAGTTCTATTATTAATAGCAGCTCAACAAACATATCGAAATCTAAATAAACAAGAGCCAGAGCCACTAGTCAAAAAGGCAAAAAAGAAAAAAATAATTGACAAAACACCGCCTATTAGTGTAGAATCTTTTTTAATAGATAATAAAAATGAAATTATACCCAAAAATAAAATAACACGACTTGACGGAGGTTCGTTTTAATATGAGTTTACTTGACAAACTAAAAAAGAATTCAACAATTAAAGATTCGGCTATTCTTGCCAAATCTAAATTTTTCAATGAGAAAGATTCCATTCCCACTGGCGTGCCAATGGTAAATGTCGCATTAAGTGGCAGTTTAGAAGGTGGTCTTACACCCGGTCTTACAATGTGGGCGGGCCCGTCGAAGCACTTTAAGACCGCATTTAGTTTGTTGATGGCAAAATCATACATGGACAAATATCCTGAAGCAGTTCTTTTGTTTTATGATTCAGAGTTTGGTTCACCAATTAAATACTTTGAAACATTTAATATTAATATGGAAAGAGTGTTACATACACCATTGACTGACATTGAACAGTTGAAGTTTGATATCATGCAACAGTTACAAGAAATTAATCGTGGTGAACATTTGATTATTGTGCTCGATTCAATTGGTAATTTGGCATCAAAGAAAGAAGTTGAAGATGCTCTCGAAGGTAAATCAGTTGCAGATATGTCCCGTGCAAAGCAAGTTAAGAGTTTATTCCGCATGGTAACACCACATCTAACACTTAAAGACATTCCAATGGTTGTAGTGAATCATACTTACAAAGAAATTGGTATGTTTCCTAAAGATATCGTTGGTGGCGGCACAGGTTCTTATTACTCGGCTGATAACATCTATATTCTTGGTCGCCAACAAGAAAAAGACGGTACAGAAATTACAGGATACAACTTCATTATTAATGTTGAAAAGTCCCGTTATGTGAAAGAAAAAAGTAAAATTCCTATTTCAGTTACATTTGATGGCGGTATTCAAAAATATTCTGGTTTGTTAGATTTGCTTATAGAAGGAAACTTTGTATCAAAACCATCATCTGGTTGGTATGCAAAAGTTGACCAAAAAACTGGTGAAATAGGTGATAAGAAACGTTTTGTAGATACACAAACGGCTGAATTTATGGAACCATTTCTCACTGACATAAAGTTTAAAGAGTTTGTCAATCAAAAATATGGAATTGCTTATGGGTCAATTATGGGAGAAACTCCTGTTTTGGAAAAAATCAAAAGTGCTTGAAGAAGGTAAAGATTTTGCGTTCATAGAGTTTGAGGGTGCCGAGATGACCGGTGTTCAACTTTTAACCGGCAAATATGAAGATGTTGTATATCACTATGAAAAAGCACGAATAAAAGAAGAAGGCGAACTTGCTAGATTGCAATTTGGTTATACTATTGTTCATTCTGGTAAACACAATATAGACCTCTTGCAAAATGATGAGGAATTTGTTACAATTATGGGTGATATACTAACACAAATATTATTAAATAGAGCAAAAGCAGATGAACAGATTAGAACAAATAATTCTGAAGAATTTGATATACAATGAGAACTACACACGAAAAGTTCTACCATTTATTCGTTCTGATTATTTTGCCGATGATTCAGAGAGAGTAGTTTTTAAAGAAATTTTTGATTTTACAAACAAGTATAAAAATCTTCCATCACACGAAGCACTCATAATCAATATAACAGAAAACAAATCACTAACAGAACCGCAAGTTCGTTCAGCAATTGAGCTTCTAAACGAAATTAAACAATCAAAAAATGAAACTGCCGAAATGGCATGGCTGACTGAGCAAACAGAAAAGTTTTGCCAAGATAAAGCTATTTACAATGCCATTATGGAATCTGTTGGCATTCTCGATGAGAAAAACTCTAAGAAATCTAAAGGTGAAATTCCTAAACTTCTTGCTGATGCTCTTGGTGTTTCATTTGACAGTAATGTTGGTCACGATTACATGCAGGATTTTGATGATCGATTTGACTTTTATCATCGTGTTGAAACAAGAGTTCGTTTTGACCTAGACATTTTCAATAAGATTACAAAAGGCGGTTTGCCAGTTAAGACATTAAACATTGCACTTGCGGGTACAGGTGTTGGTAAATCATTGTTTATGTGTCATATGGCTGGGTCCTGCCTATCACAAGGTCATAATGTGTTATATATCACATTAGAAATGGCCGAAGAAAAAATTGCAGAGCGTATTGATGCTAACTTATTAAATGTAGATTTCAATGAATTGCATACCATGAGTAAGAATGATTATGAAAGAAAATTTCAGGTACTTAAAACAAAAACTCATGGCAAACTAATCATCAAAGAATATCCAACTGCAAGTGCTTCAGCACTTCACTTTCGTGCTTTGCTAAATGAACTTGCATTGAAAAAGAGTTTCAGACCAGATATTATTTTTATTGATTATCTAAACATCTGTTCGTCCGCTCGTGTCAGACCAGGTGGAACAGTAAACACATACACATATATTAAGAGTATTGCTGAAGAACTCCGTGGTCTTGCTGTTGAAAATAATTTACCAATTGTTTCTGCTACACAAACAACACGAAGCGGCTTCTCAAATTCAGATCCTGGTTTAGAAGATACATCAGAAAGTTTTGGTTTACCTGCAACTGCTGACTTTATGTTTGCTTTGGTAACCAATGAAGAATTAGAAGGTCTCAATCAAATTCTTGTCAAAC